GAAGGATGGCAGGAGATCAAGAGATTTGACAACGCGGTAGACGCTGACAACTGGCTTTGCAGCTTTGTTAGAGAGAACGGCTACAGCATAACGGATTTCAACATTGTCTGCAGATAAAAAACCAAAACAGAGGCAGCCTTCCGGGGCTGCTTTTTCGTGTCGGAAATACACAGTTTCCAGCCCTGCTATTTGTACAGTTTATGCCTCCGATAGTTGTTGCTATTATCCGGTAGTAGAGTGATATATGTGTACAACAAAGCAAAGCACGGAGGGCACAGACCATGAAAGAACTTCAGAACTTCATTGAAAGCTACGGTTTCGGGATCAGCAAAGAGAAACTTGCAGACAAAGCTTACTACCACATGGCGGCGGGTGGCCACCAGGTTTGCATGGTAAACGAGCGTTACCTCGAAGTCGACGGAACAACCTACTACTTCAGCAAAAGCCGCAAAGAAGGCCGCTGGATTGCAAAGGAATTTTAAGGGGGGACGGACATGGCAAGCAGAGCCAGACTTGAAGGGATTTGCAACCACAGACTTTGGACGACGCAGGAGCTGATCGAGGCTTACGCCTTTGAGGCAAAGCGGATCAACCAGAGAGATAGGGAAACAGCCCAGCGTCAGATCAAGCGGGAACTGAAACGCCGGTTTGATGCAACCCTGAAGCTCCTGGACGATGAGCAGACCACAGAAAATCCGAACGGGACATTCCGCTACCTGCTAAACGAGTAAAGGAGGCCGGCAATGGAGATCAGAAAAGAACTGCAGCCAGACAGGCATGACCTGCCGAGTCGGTTTTGGGAGCCGGAGCCTCCAGAGGATTACGAACGGCTTACCCCGGAGGATGAGGCGGAGATGGACGACCTGCCATTTGAATGAAACAAGAGCAGCCTTTTACGGAGGGCTGCTTTTTAGTGGACAGAAAGGAGGTGTGTCTTATGGCGACAAGAGGAAGAAAGCCTATACCTACCGCTCTGAAAGTGTTGGAAGGGAATCCGGGCAAGCGAAAACTGAATGACAGAGAACCTCAGCCGCTAAAGAAGGCTCCCTCCTGCCCAGCATGGCTGGAACCGGAAGCGAAAAGAGAGTGGAGGCGGCTGGCGAAACAGATGGAGGCAATCGGGATTCTGACCGAGATCGATCGTGCGGCATTCGCAGGTTACTGCCAGGCGTATGCAAGATGGAAAGAGGCAGAGGAATTCATCTCCCAGCACGGGACCATCGTGCGTACACCTTCGGGATACTGGCAGACGGTGCCGCAGGTATCTACCGCACAGACTTACCTGAAGGTAATGCATAAATTCGCCACAGAATTTGGCCTTACACCGGCAGCCCGTAGCCGGATCATTGCCGGAAACAAACAGACGAATGCCGAGGATGAACTGGATGCCCTGCTGGGAGGTGCGTAATGGAAAGATCGAAGGATTATCCGAAACTGACCGATTATAAACCGACCAGGTTCATGCTGCCAACGTCACACTACGATGAGGCGAAGGCAGATCGGGCGGTCCGGTTCATCGAGATGCTTCCGCACACAAAGGGGGAGTGGGCCAAGAAACCCTTCTGGCTGCTGCCCTGGCAGGAACAGATCATCCGGGATATTTTTGGCGTTGTTAAAGAAGATGGGACGAGACAGTTTAAGACAGCATTTGTCGAGATCCCAAAGAAAAACGGAAAGAGTGAGCTGGCTGCGGCGGTCGCCCTTTACATGCTGTATGCGGACGGGGAGGCTTCTCCGGAGGTTTACAGCGCTGCCAGTGACCGGTCCCAGGCCAGCCTTGTTTTTGATGTTGCAAAGCGGATGGTGGAGATGACACCGGCCCTGATGAAAAGGTCAAAGATCATGAGCGCGACAAAGCGTCTTGTGAACTATACCAATGCCGGGATTTATCAGGTTTTGTCTGCAGAAGTGGGAAGTAAACATGGATTGAATATTTCTTCTGCAATCATAGACGAAGTACACGTCGTACCCAGGGAGCTCGTAAATGTTTTGACCAAAGGTGCCTCTGATGCGAGAAGGCAGCCGATTGATTTTATCATCACAACAGCAGGAGACAACCGGGAAACGGTAGCGTATGAGCTGCATCAAAAAGCGAGGGACATCCTGGATGGAAAGCGCGAGGATCCGGTCTTTTATCCGGTTATCTACAGCCTTGGAATGGATGAAGATTGGAAGGATGAAAGGAACTGGTACCGCATAAATCCCTCCCTTGGGTACACCATCCGGATCGATGGGATGCGGGATGCCTTCCGTGAAGCAGAACAAAACCCTGCCGATGAGGTGACCTTCCGATGGCTGCGATTAAACCAGTGGGTCGGCAGCACGGTAGCGTGGATCCCGGACTCCATCGTGGCGAAGGGCAATGTGCCGGTGGATCCGGCGTCCCTTGCCGGGAGAGATTGCTATGCGGGATTGGACCTGTCCAGTTCTGAGGACATCACCTGTCTGGCCCTGATCTTCCCTCCGCGAAGGGATGATGAAAAATACATCCTGCTGCTGTACAGCTGGGTTCCGGAAGATACGATCCATAAGCGCGTCCGGCAGACCGGGTACCCATACGATAAATGGCGAGCACAGGGCTTTCTTGAGGCAACTCCGGGAAACGTGATCGACTATGGTTACATTGAGCAGACCATTGAGGAGCTGAGCCAGGTGTACCACATCCTGGAAATAGGGTTTGACCGGTGGGGATCGAACATGCTGGTGGAGCGCCTGGAAGGTATGGGCCTTACTGTAGTTCCCTTTGGCCAGGGCTTCAAAGATATGAGTGCTCCGTCAAAAGAACTCTATGAACAACTGATGAAAGGAAACTTCATTTACGGGGGCAACCCAATCTTCCGATGGATGTGTTCAAACGTAGTGATCGATGTGGATCCTGCGGGAAACATCAAGCCCACGAAGAAACGCAGCACCGGGAAGATTGACGGGGTTGTTGCAGCTATCATGGCGCTGGATCGTTGTATCCGCCATGAGCAGCAAGGTAGTGTTTACGATGATCCGGAACACGGCCTTTTAGTTTTTTAAACTTTTATGTAAAGTGATGATGTCTGAGCCGAACTATTTTATTGAATGCAAGGGCTTAAAATAGTATATTAAATCGTAGGAACAAGTGCGACGATTATTATTTCTTTTGAGAGAGGGGAGAAAAATGGCTTTAATAAAATGTCCAGAATGTGGAAGGGAAATATCTGACCAGGTAAAAAAATGTCCTAATTGTGGATACCCTATCAAAAAAGGACTATCTGCGGGTAAAGGATTGGCAATTCTTGCTGGATGTATCATTGTTGTCGCAGGGGGATTTATATATTATCAGAAGGTCATTATCCCTCGAAATACATACAATAAAGCGGTTTCCTTGTATGAGAAATCGGATTATGCTAACGCAGAAAGTCTATTTTTAGAAGTAGAGAATTATAAGGATTCAGCTGATTATCTTGAGAATATCGAAAATGAAAAGAAATATATAGATGCTACAGATAAGTATAAAGCGGGTGATATTGAAACGGCGGAGGCATTATTCTTGGAGGTTGAAGGCTACAAAGATTCTGCCGAATACATAGAAAAAATCGGGAATGAAAAAATATATCATGAAGCCAGTTCCAAGTATGAAGCGGGGGATATTGATGAGGCAGAAAAACTGTTTAGTAGTATATCTGGATATTCAGATGCTGATCAAAAACTAGAGGAGATTCAAAAATTAAAGATATACAACCAGGCGTATACTCTGTTTGAAGATAAAGAATATTCACAAGCACTAGAGCTTCTAGAACCTATTGAAGATTACTCTGATGCTGCAGCATTAATAGACCAAATGAATGCTGATTATGAATTTAATACATATATAGATACATTGAAGAAATATGGCTTTTTTGCTAATAGTGTGGAGAACCTTGGCATTGAATTGATCGATGATGTTAGAAGCATTTGGTATAATTGCATTTATGAAGAAGACAGTTATCTGACGGATGAATATACAAAAGACAGTAGGGGGAACTTTTATGATGACTTCAATACTGCATTATTTGTGTATTTTTCCAGTGATGATTATTCAAGACAAGAAGAAAAGATAGAGGAGGGAAGAGCACAAGTAGATGACTTATTTAACTCTGTAAAAAAACTACCTGATGAATTAAAAGAGTGTGGAACAAAAGCGGCTGCACTTCAGACTGCGTTTACATCAGTAATTGATTTTTCCCTCAATATTGAAGGATCATTATCATCAGCTACAGATTCAGCGAGAGCAAAGCATGACACTTTTAATACGGCATATAGTGATTTCAAGTTATCCATTCCAGATAAGAAAGTAATTGATCCATCAAAGGAAAGTGTTTATGATTTTAGAAGCATGAATATCGGGATGAGCAAAGATGATGTTATCGATATGGAGAAGAATGTCTATGGAAATAGTATAGAAAGCAGTCACTGGAGATGGTTCCTATGTTACGATGGGGTTACTTTTGATGGATATGAGAACCCAGTTAATATAACCTATAGTTTAGATACTTACGGATTCGTTGATGCTGTTTGGGTAAGTCTTCCTGAAGGAACTAACAATGAAGAAGCTCTTAAATTTGTTGAAACACAATATGGAGACAGATTTGATGGAAAGAAATATATAACAGCGAACAATGAGTATCCTTATTTAAGCGTAGATGTAATGGAAAAGGATGAAGAGACACTTGTATTCTTTAATCCAATAACACAGGAAGACTATGATGAACAATCTGGAAACCATGTAGATGAAACACAAACGGGCCATTCTGAAGAGATAGAAACTGAAGAAATGACAGAAGAGCCAGTAACCGAATGAAGAGCATGTTTGTAAGGAATGTAGAAAAACCTTATGCAAACAATGTGAAAGATAATCGTATTATCTTGAGTTTAAATCCATAGTTTTATGAGAGCACCCTTGTGGGTGCTCTTTCTATTATAGGGGAGAGGAGGAAAATGTATGAAATTGTTTGAATGGTTAGGAATGAGTCCGAGGGATGCTCCGCAATTGCCTGATGTGACAGATATGGTCCGCGACTCTGGACAGACCTTTGTCTTTGGCAGAGCGGATTCCGGGGAACGAGTGGATGAAAAGAGTGCGATGCAGATCGCTACGGTGTATGCCTGTGTCCGGCTTCTAGCAGAGACGGTGGCAGGATTACCGCTGCAGCTGTTCAAATACACGGATGCCTCCGAGAACGGGAAGGAAAAGGCCAAGGATCATCCGCTCTATAAGATCTTGTACCGGCAGCCTAATCCGGAGATGACCTCATTCTCTTTCCGGGAGACGATGATGACGCATCTGCTGTTGTGGGGGAATGCCTATGCGCAGATCATCCGGGATGGGAAGAATAACATCCTTTCGCTGTATCCGTTGCTGCCGGAGTTCGTAGAGGTTGACCGCAATGAAAAGGGGCAGATCTATTACATTTACCATGCATATACCGATGAGGTGCCCGGAAAGAATAACCGTGACATCTACTTCCGAAATGATGAGATTTTTCACATTCCGGGACTGGGCTTCAATGGACTGGTCGGGTTCTCACCGATCGCTATGATGAAAAATGCCCTGGGGACAACCATCGCAGTGGAGAAATATGGCAGCTCATTTTTCAAAAACGGGGCACAGCCATCCGGGGTATTGGAGCATCCCGGAGTGTTGAAGGATCCGTCAAAGATCCGGGAGAACTGGACTGCTGTGTATGGTGGTGCGAACAATGCTCACAAGGTGGCGGTCCTGGAAGAGGGGATGACTTACAAGGCAATCTCCCTCCCACCGGAAGATAGTCAGTTCCTTTCCACCCGTCAGTTTGGTGTCGAGGAGATCTGCAGGATCTTCCGGGTGCCGCCACACCTGGTGCAGGACCTGGAGCATGCGACCTACACGAACATCGAACATCAGTCTCTGGACTTCTGTATGCACACTCTGACACCCTGGCTGATCCGGTTTGAACAGGCGATTGTGAAGGATCTGCTTCTGGAGAATGAGCAGGATATTTACTTTCCGAAGTTCAACGTGGATGGCTTGCTCCGCGGGGATTACCAGTCCCGGATGCAGGGATACGCCACCGGCATCAGTAACGGCTTCATGTCGCCAAATGATGTAAGGCGCCTCGAAAACCTCGACCTGATACCGGAAGAAAAAGGCGGGGAGGAGTACTACCTGAACGGTGGATATGTCAAGCTGCAGGATGCCGGGAAGTTTGCGAAGGAAAGAGTAACACAGAGTAATACACAGGAAGAAGAAACACCGACAAGGAGGAAACGATGAGGAAGTTTTGGAACTGGATCCGGGATGAGACCGGAGGAAGAACACTGCGGCTGGAAGGGCCGATCGATGCACAGTCTGTATGGGGAGATGAAATTACGCCTGCCATGTTCCGGGAGGATCTGGAGGCAGATGAAGGGGATATCACTGTATGGATCAATTCAGCCGGGGGGAATGTTTTCGCGGCAGCTGAGATCTATACGATGCTGAAGGACTACAAGGGAGACGTGACCGTCCGGATCGCTTCCCTTGCAGCATCTGCAGCATCCGTTGTAGCGATGGCTGGCAACCGGGTGGAGATGTCCCCGACTGCACTTTTGATGCTGCATGATCCGTCCACGATCGCGATGGGGAATACAAAGGACATGGAGCGGGCGATCAAAACCCTGAATGAGGTGAAAGAGTCCATCATCAACGCTTATACTGCGAAGTCTGGATTGTCCCATAAGAAGGTCGCGGATATGATGAGCAATGAAACCTGGCTCAACGCAAAAAAGGCTGTGGAGCTTGGATTTGCCGATGAGGTGCTTTTCTCCGCAAAGGATGAGGATACACCGGAGGGGGAAAATGAGGTGGCTGATCTGTATTCCAGCAGGATTATGGATCAGACGATTCTGAACAGTCTGCGAAAGCCGGAAGATCCTCCGGAAGAGAAACCACTGCAGATCGGTCTGGACGGTAGAACAGAAAACGGGGCAGTGCCCTATGCAATACTTGAGAAACAGCTGGAATTCCTCCGATGAGGATCCGGCTTTTTTATTGGGAGGAAATAGCCATGAATAAGATTATCGAGCTTCGAAACAAACGTAACGCACTGTGGGAGCAGACGAAGGCTTTCCTGGAAGCACACCGGGATGAGAGCGGTCTTGTAGAGGCTTCCGCAGTGGAACAGTACAACAAGATGGCCGGAGATGTGAAAGCCCTCGGGGAGGAGATCAAACGCCTGGAGGATCAGATGGAGATGGATGCAAAGCTCTCCGCGGCGACTTCCGTTCCGGTGCATCAGGATCCGAAGGCCGGTCAGAGAAAGCCGAATGCCGCGCCTACCGCAACCGCAGAGTATGCCAGTGCCTTCTGGGATATGATGCGTGGCGTCAATACTGCTGAGGTGCGTGATGCGCTCTCCGTTGGTGTTGATCAGAACGGTGGGTATACCGTACCGGATGAGTTCCACCGTCAGCTGATCCAGGGTCTCGAGGAGAATAACATTTTCCGCAGACTGGCCCATACGATCCATACCCAGTCCGGCACCAGGACGATCCCGATCGCGATGGACAACGGATCCGCATCCTGGATCGAGGAGGGTGCTGCCATCCAGGAATCTGACATGAGCTTTGCACAGGAAACCCTGTCTGCCTACAAGCTGGGCTGCATGATCAAGGTTTCCAACGAGCTCCTGAACGACTCCGCTTTCGACATCGCGTCCCATATCGCGCAGCGCTTTGGTGTGCGTTTCGGTAACGCGGAAGAGGATGCCTTCATCAATGGCACCGGACCTTCTGCCAATCCGCAGACCACACCTTCCCAGCCGACTGGTATCCTGACCAGCCTGACTCCGACTGCCGGGAACACCACAGCGAACGCCCA